TTTGTAGACTTGTTACAAATTCTTCTGGTATAATTGGAGTCTCAGTATAATGGCAAATCGTTTTCCTTTAGTCGTAACTACTGGCGCATCAAATGCCGTAGCAGAATTAGCCTCTGGCGACAACCTGAATCTAACAGGTAATAACATTATCGTCAACACAGACAAGCTGTTGACGTTACCAACTACTGCTGACACTCTGGTCGGCAGAGATACTACAGATACTCTTACAAACAAGACGTTATCTCAGGCAGTATTATTCGCTCCAAGAATCCAAGACACTTCTTCAGACCATAGGTACATCTTCGGTGTATCTGAATTGGCTGCAGATAGAACTGTAACTTTGCCACTATTAGGCGCAAACGACACATTCGTTTTTCAAGCATTTACACAAACTCTTACAAACAAGACGCTAACTGATCCTACACTTAATGTTGGTGGCGGTGTTCTTGTTCTTCCACAAGGTACGACACCTGCTCAGACAGCTGAAGGTTCGATCTTCTGGGATACTGATGATAACCTATTGTCAATCGGCGACGGTGCTGCACGCAAAGTATTTGTTGATACAAATTCTACTCAGACTCTATCTGGTAAGACAATAAACAATTTAACTATCACTGGAACATTAACTGCTGGCGGTAGCGCAGGAGTTAATAACTACGTTCTTAAGTCTACAGGAACTGGTATTCAGTGGGTACAATCTTCAGACGCTATTGCAATCACCGATACCACAAATGCAACTGGTACTGTTTACCCATTAATGGTAAACGAAACAACTGGTACTCTGGTTGATGTTGACATTCTTACGACTAAGTTTAGTATTGATGGTCCGACTGGCGATGTGTCTCTTGGTAGTACTACTGTTGGAACTGCTACAGCTGGTGCACTAAAGGTTACTGGTGGCGTAAGAGCTGGTAATTTACACATCACTGGAAGTAGTGCAGTTTCAGTTTTAAGTGAAACTTCTTTAACATACAATACTGGTTTTAATACTAGCGCTACTGGCGCTTATTCATTATCATTTGCAGTAACAGCATTAAACGCATTTGGTGAGACTTTAGGAACTGCAAGTTCTGTTCGTTATTATTATGCTCCTACTAGTGGTACAACAAGCCATACAGCAACAGTAACATGGAGTGCTGTTTCTGGTGCAACTTCTTATAAAGTTTATAGAAAAACATTCAGCCCCGCAACATGGTTCTTAGTTGAAACTGTACCTGCAGCAAATACTAGGACACATACCACAACTTTTGCTAACGCTAGAACTACAAATTTCTCCACAGCAAACGCTTCTGCTGGTGGAATATATGGGCAAAATGGTAGTACTTATTTTTATTTGTCAACAGCATTAAGTCCAGTAAATGGAACTTCTAGTGGATCAGCAAATACACCAAAAACTTCAAACACAACAGTTATATTCCCAGTAGAAGTTGTTGGAACTATCAGCGCAACCTCGTTAAGACTAAGCGCAGCAACTCCACTATTAAATTCTTCTGGTACTGCATTGGAATTTGTACCTAAATATGATGTATCTGTGTTTACTGGTGATGGAACCAATCAAATATTTACGCTTGGTTATAGTCCTCTTGAAAATGAAATCTTTGTTACTGTGGCTGGTGTTCCACAAACCCCTGGATCTAGTTACGCTTACTACACGACTCAAAATTTTATTGTATTCACTGAAGCACCTAACCCAGCTGACAGAATAGTTGTTAGATCTCTGATAATGAAAGTCAGAGGTAGTTGAAAATGATAAATAGAAAACAAATTGTAAATTGGAGAAAAAATGTCTCTTGACGTATTAAAAGCAAACCGAATCGCTGGCTCAGTTACTATTGAACCAAACGAGACCATCTATGATCCAGTATCAAAGATGCGTGTCTCTACGCCATCTAACTTGATCGACACCGACTTTGAATATGGTTTGCAATCTTCAAAATGGGAAACCTTGGAGTTGATTAATAACATCCCAACGTTCTTCGCACGTGACGGTTCTCTAAGTTTAAGTATCACTGGTATGTCTGCCATATCAGGAAGTAATACAATCTCCGTAACCTGTTCTGAAGAACATGGTCTTGTAGTCGGTAACTCTATTATCGTTAAAGGTGCAAACCTTGCTTTCGCCGATGGCACTTACGTTGTATTGACAACTCCAACCCTAAACACATTTACATATCGTGCAAGACGTGCGTCTTCATTTACAGGTTCTATCAGAGACGAAGCCACAGAGATTTACTTGGCTTCTCTTTACCAAGGTACAGAATTTAAGTTAGAATCTCTTGGCGCTATCGCAACAGATGGTGCAAGCCCATCTACCATTACAATCACAACAAATGGTCCACACGGATTTTCAGCTGGGTCAACGTTCATTCTACTGAACAGCTTAACTTCACAACAAATTACATTCGACTCTCGTTTAGTCATCTCTTTGATCTATACAGAAACGCAAGCTATTGTAAGAACTGATGATTCGCCTACTCCTAATGGTGGTGGTTATATCGATCAGGCATCTATTACCTTTGGTACTTCTGGTGTTGTAGATCCAGGTATTGCTGGTATGACGTTAATTCTTGATGGTGACACAGCACCAGGATCTAATAACGGTATTGACTTTGGTACTGTTCGTGTTATGTTCCCAGAAGCAATGCCGTTTAAAATCTTTGATGAAACTTTTGATCGTGTTTGGGTTAATGCTGATGGTCAAGTGACATTCACAAACGATATTACCTTGGTGGGTACTGGTCCATTCGTTAGCAGCTCCAATGAAGTAGGTGTTCCTCGTATTAATTTTGTATCAGGTGATCATCGCCTTAAGAAACTATACATGTCTGCCACTACCACTAGCACGAGAATTAGATGGGAAGGTCGTGAGTGGAACGATGGCGGTGCTGCAGCTACAATTATCTGGGAACTAACTTTTGATTGCGAAAACGACACAATTGATGCAAGACTAATTAAATTTACTCCGATAAGTAATTCTGCATCTTCTTATGATTTTAAAGTTATTGGTCGCAATAACGAAGCGTTTGGTGCAACAATCAATGCAGCTTCATTCTTTGACGCTGAACAAGCATGGTCAAGACAAGTATTCATTAGAACACAACGTGGTGCAGAAACTACCAGTAGCGTTAACGGTTATAGCGCTAACTCTCTAGACTTAGACAACACTTCTAAGTTTAATCCATATACTTGGACTGCAGATAAATTTAACTTCTCACCAGCTGGCGCTTCACGTCCAACGTTGTTCTTTTCTCTTGGAAAGAATGCATCAGACTTGTGGACGTCAAAAGGTATTCAAGATACCAACTATATTACATCAACACGTTTCAACGTATTGAATTTTAACTCGGCGCACTATCTACGTGATAACCGTCCATACCTGTATAATCCAGGTGTTTTGAACGGTGGTCTATCTATTGCTGGTGCTCAGGTCACTGCTCCTACCGTTTACTATATTCGTACTAAGCCAGGATTCTATAACGGAAGTACCACAACTGGTACTGCTACTCTTAACCAAACTGGTACTGCATCATCATACTCTATCGCTGGAAACACTTTAACTGTTGGCGGTACTGTCACTGGTACTGCATTTGATGTTGGCGCTTATTTGGGTGAAGAATATGGTTATATTCCTTCGGGAACATATATTGTAGCAAGAAACACTGGTACTGGTGGTGCAGGAACATACATCATTAATCGTCCATTAACTGTTGGTACAACAACAAGCACATTAAGTGCACAAAGAAATATCGTTACTGTTGCTGCGACAACTAACATGGTTCCAGGTGCAGCGATTCGTTTCGTCCCAGGTACCGCAGTCACTCCATACTTGGACACTCATATCCAAGGTCCAACAGTTACAGCTGGCCATTTTACAATTGGGCAACAATATACAATCGCTTTCGTCGGCACAACAAACTTTACATTAATTGGTGCTGCAAGTAACACGATTGGGGTAACCTTCACTGCAACTGGTGTTGGTACTGGTACTGGTACTGCCAACGGTTCGTTGGGTGGTATTGGTGGAGGTAACGTAGGTGTAGTTCCTGTATATTACGTCAAAGACGTTTTATCGGCAACACAGATTACTATTTCTGATTCCCAAACAACTAATGTAAATGACTCTTCAACAACACCAAAAACACTCACAAACCCTGTTGCTATGGGTACTGCTACTGTGGGCTCATTTACTGTTCAAATCGGTACCATCATTACGGATTCTACAACGCAAGCGGTATTGACAACACAAGCTGCACGTAGAACTGCTTTAACAGTTAACTTCGGTGTTCAAGCTGCTGCTGCTCGTTTCCCACTAGCTACAGATAGATTTGGTCCACACTCTTTCATGGCAGCATCAAGAGTTTATGACTATCAGATTGCAACAGGAACTAACTATCTTCAGTGTTTAGATACTCAAAATGCTGCAATTCAGGACAATCAACCATTCGTGGTTTGGACTACTGCATTTGGTGGATCAACTGCTTCCACAAATAACTGGACACCATCACAGTTATCCAACATATTGTACGCAAGAAACGTCAACTCAGATTCTCATACAGCACAGGTTGTTCTACCTCCGTATGGTCAAACAAACGGTACTAATACGGCTCCTGGTAATGCCAACTTTTCGAGCTTCAATCAAAATAATGGTGAAGTTGATGGTGCCATTGGAACTATCGCCTCAGCTGCACAAGATGCCACAACTCTATCGTTATCCTTCGATGAAGGTGCGATGAGTATGGTCACTGGTACCGCTGTTACTACAAATATTATTACGGTATTAAGTACAACTGGTATGAAAGTTGGTCAGCTAATTGTGTTTAACCAAAGTGTTGGTGGTTTATTCAGTGGTGCATATTACTACATAGCGTCTATTCCTAATTCCACTACATTAACTGTTTCTGCCACACGTGGTGGTGCAGCAGTTACTCTATCTACCACAACTGCACAACGTATAGCATGCTGGTCATTTGGTCCATTTGCGCCAGCATTAGGTGCACAATATTACTACGGCGGTGGCGGTGACCCAGCTGCCACTTTCTTAGGTGCAGGAAACGTAACTTCTATCGTGACTGGAACTTCAACTTCTGGTAATACATTAAATTTTGCTGACAGCGTAGTAGGTCTTACTGTTGGTCAACCATTTACTGTTAGTGCTAGTATGGGCGGTTTAGTCGGTGGAACTACTTACTATGTTAAAACTCTTGGCACTAGTTATATTACACTAAGCGCAACACAAGTTGGTGCAGAATTTACTATTACTTCTAATACTTCTGGTCTGTCGAATACCTTTACCTCTACTGGTCTAAGAAATACACCTAAGGGGCATGAAATTGTTTTACGTAACAATAATACCATATATCAATCATTTGAAGTTTCTCCATTCGGCGAATGGACTGATACTTGGGGAGTTACTAATAAAGTGCGTGGTATTGTAACTGGACACACTGGTACTACAACAAGAATATTGACTATTAAGTTACTTAACCCATTGAATAATGCTATCGCCACTACGCAAACTAACAACGTTGGTTTCGATTTATATGGTGCTGCTTCTGCCAGTATTCTAACTCTTAATACTGCTACTACAAGTGGCGGTTCGAATGTTACTTTAACTGGTGCTACACCAGACGGTTATATTATTCCAATTAATAACGAGATTCCATATGCAAGAGGAAGATCATGGTACTCTAAGAATCATGGATTCCAGAACAACGATTTAATTTTCTGGGAAGGTTCAGCTGCACAAAACGCTGCTTCTTTACCAACTGGTCTTACCAATAGAACATACTTTCAGGTTGATTCTGCCACGACAGATCGTTTCCGTCTATTAAGCGATACTGGCATTGCTCTTGCAGTTACGTCAGCAGCTGGTGCAAACCTTGACACTGCAAACCCTACTGCAGATAAAACAATCACTGCACTTAATACTACTCGTGACACTGCATACTGGCAGTGGAGAACTTCTGCAGTTGCTGCAGCTGGTACTACTCAAACATTAACGCTACCTAGCGCTGCATGGTCTGTTGCTGGTAACGTTGCTGGTAACGTAGTGGTTCCAACCATTACAGCACGTACAAATACCTTTACATGGACTTCAGCTGCTCGACCAACTGGCGGTAGCTTATTAGCCAACGTTGCACACCATGGTGGCGTGATTAAATTCTATGATACCAATAACCAACCATTGAAGATGGGCACTCCATGGGGTATCGGACAAACTTATGTCCTAAACCAGAAGGTTCATTATGGTAATAATCTATACAACGTATCGGTTGCTGGTACCACTGCTGCAGCAGGTGGTGCTCATGTCCCGCCTACACATACTAGTGGTACAGCGACCGAGTATTCTGGTACTGCAGAATTAACATACATTGGCGATTCTCGCTTCAATGCATATGACATTCGTGTTGGTGCTGTATCTGGAACTGCGCCAGCAACTTCAGTTGTTTGTTATGTAATGAATCCAGGCGGTCTACCAGGATCATTCTCCACCACTCCTACCAACAAAATCGTTATCGACACTGGACACTCTGTTCGTGATGAAGATAACTTGGCGCTTGGCACTAGCTGGTTACAAAGCGAAAGCAACTTTGCTCATATCAGAGATAACAGCGTGTTCCCGATGGTTGGCGCACAAATCGCTGATTACTGGGAACATACAAAGATCCCTTCTACTACATTGAAGAAAGGTTCTATTACTGCTGTTACTCCAGGCGCAGATACCTCAGTAACTTACACATTCCCTTCTAACTCTGTAACTATTGCTTCTATCCGTCGTGATAATAACATTGCTACGGTAACAACTGCAGTACCTCATGGTTTCAAAGAAGGTACTCAGGTTGCTATCGGTCAAGCAACTTCCGTTACTGACGCTACCTTTAACAACGCTACTGCTATTATTCTGTCAGCAACATACAATACGTTCACTTACGCTAACACTGGTACCAACGGTGCAGTTTCTGCGAACGGTACAGCTAGTCAGTTAATTCATAACATTACACCGCAAGTTCTTTCTATTACAGCGTTCACAAGTAACTCTCAAGCTAACGTAACTACTGCTGCTCATGGTGTACCAATTGGTGCTGTAGTACCTATTCACTTCCAAGGTTTTGGCGATGCCAACGACTGGTATAATAATTTGTGGGATAACAAAGTATACTACGCTAAAGCAACTACAACAACAGCATTGGATATCTTTAAGGATTCTGCTGCTACTGACCCATTAAGCACAGTGGGGTTTGCTGCATACAACCAAGGCACCCACGCAGGTAGAGTGTGGTTCTTGGGTGCGAAGATTAACTTTATTGGTAACAACCACTACTTCACTAAACGTGCAGCAAACGTAAATGGTGACACAATCTTTAAAGCATCGCATGGCTTAAATAACGGTACTGCAGTAACATATGCCACTGGTGGTGGTACTGAAGTTGGCGGTTTACCTGGAGGTTCTACCAAGTTTGTATTTAACGCTACTACAGATAGATTCCATCTGGCAGATACTGCTACTGGCTGGTCAACTAATGCAATAGGAATTGACCCTGTACAGAATGCAACATCTATGGTTGTTTCTACTGGTGTAATCACTACACTCACTCATGGATTTACAACTGGTCGTCTGGTTCAGTACTTGTCTAGTACACCACCAGCTGGTTTAACTAACGGTGGTTTCTATTATGTTCGTGCGGTTTCTGCAACTACATGTACTTTGTTCTGGACACAAAACGGTGCGATAAACAACTTGGATGATGATCGTGTTAAATTTGTTGGAACACCAACTGGAACAGGTTCACTAAGAGAAGCCCTAATGGTTGACATTGTCAACGAAGGTACTGGTACTGCACATAGTTTAACGACTGGCGTAACAACTGGTGCTATTGATGGTCTTTACACTATCTCCAACGTAGCTCCAGATGGTAACACTAGTAAGTTTACGCTGAATAACCCAACTAATGCTTTAATTCCAAAACGTGTCTTGGGTATTAACCCACAGGTCAACGTAGATTTTTATTGGAATGCAATCTACTCTCTTGGACATAAACTGATTACTGGTACTCCTGTTGTATACAGCACAAGTGGAACAGCGATGGGTCCACTGGTTAGTGGTAATACTTACTACATTATTAAAGTTACCGAAGACTGGTTTAGACTTGCAGATAGCGTGGCAAATGCTACCAACCCAGTCGTTATACCTCTAAACTTAAATAGTGGAAACTTCTTGGGTTCTGGTAACCACCAGTTTGAAGCAGCATCAGTCGTTGGTTCTATCCAAGGTGCGGGTAACATCGTTCTTGCAGCTGGTACTACAAAGATTATTGGTAACAACACCAACTTCTCCACAGCGTTTAAGTCTGGCGATAACTTCTACTGGAACTACCCTGCAGTCTTTACTCCTAAGACCACTACGTTTGTGACATCAACATTCACTAGCGCTGGTCATCTTATGATGACAGGTATGTCTGTTCGCTGGAGTTCTACAGTTACTACACCGACTGGTCTTATTAGCGGTGGTATTTATTATGTGCGCTGGTCTTCAGCTAACGACTTTAACTTGGCACCAACATATAACGATGCAATTGCTGGTACTAACTTGATTGTTGCAACTGGCGGTAGCGGTACTCATACTGTATCTTTGATTGTGCCAGGAAATACTGGTGTGTCTACAATCAATACTGTAAACTCCCGTACTGTTTTGAACTTGGTTGACACTATACCTATCGCAGAACAGTACAAATTACCAGTCAGTTCTGTAAGCACTGTTGTTGGTACTACTCTAACAATCAACTTCCCAATGCCATGTCCATTCCCAGTGGGTTCTGTTATTGTGTTGACTGGTACAGGTAACAGTACGTTGATAGATAACATTCCACTAACTGTGGCTACTAACGCTGGTAGCAACTCAACTAGTATTACAGCAACACTACAAGTTGCAGCAGCTGCAATTGCAACATTCCCAGCGTCTACAACAGCATCTACTGTTAGCACAATCTTCTGCCATGGCTTCCCAGCAAACAACACTTATGACGTAACGTCTAGCTTGTTGCTACGTGCTGATAGCTCTGCAATTCACCGTCCATATGATGGTGGTGTTGAATTGATTGCTACAGATTCTCCAAATGCTCGTGTTATTCGTCAGACCCGTAAGTACTTCCGCTACCAGTCTGGTAAGGGTATTCAAGTATCATTCGCTATTAACTTCAGTCCTTCTGTGCCGATTAACCAAATCGTAGGAAATGGTTCTGGTAGTTATACTGCTACGATAACAACACGTGTTCCGCATCGTTGTACTGCTGGATTGCAGATAACAATCTCTGGAGATAGTTCTGGTGCTTACAATAGTAGTTTTACCATTAGTAATATTATTGATGATTACTCGTTTACAATTAGCACCAGCAGTTACTTCACCTATACATCTACTGGACGTCCAAACTTCTATGTAAACAGCTGGAGTGGTGCGACAATCGCATGTGGCTTGTTTGACGGACAAAATGGATTGTACTTTGAATATGATGGTAGCACGTTAAGCGTTTGCCGTAGAAATTCAACAACTCAGTTAGGTGGAACTGCCACTGTTACATTTAACAGCAACGTTATTACTGGATTAAATACTCAATACCTAACTGAGATTACAGCTGGCGACTCTGTTGTTATTAGAGGTATGTCTTACAAAGTTATTGAGATTACAAATAACTCACAGTTCTACGTACAACCTTCTTATAGAGGTGTGACAGCAACTAACGTTGTTGTAAGTAAAACCCAAGATGTTCGTATTCCACAATCTCAGTGGAATCTAGATCCATGTAACGGATCTGGTCCAACTGGATACAACTTAAATAAGTATGCTATTCAAATGGCTTACATCGACTACTCATGGTACGGTGCAGGTAAGGTTCGTTTTGGTTTCAAGACAACTGATGGTGTTGTTCGTTACGTCCACCAACTAATACATAACAACTTACAGACAGAAGCGTATCTACGTTCTGGTAACCTACCTGCTCGTTATGAAGTGAACACTGGAACCACTCCTACGTTTATTCCTAAGTTGGCACACTGGGGTACTTCTGTTATTATGGACGGTGGTTTTGATGATGACAAGGCATACTTGTTCTCCGCAACCTCCAACCAGATTAGAACTGCAACAGGTGCCAGCGCCAGCATTTCTGTAACTACCGCAGGAACTCCAGCTGCACCATCAAATCCATTAACTGCAAACCAGTTGATAATTGGTCGTGCATATACCATCGCAACTACTGGAACAACAACCTGGACAACTTATGGTGCTAGTGCGAATACTGTTAATACTACCTTTATTGCTACTTCTGTTGCAGCAAGTGCTATCGCAGCTGGTACAGGAACTGTATTTGCAGTTGACAAATGGTACGCTTACAACAACGGTGGTAAGTTGATTGGTGAGATTGGTTATGCAATTGAAATTACAACTCATGCTGACTCATACTTCTCTATTGGTGCGAACTCTGCCATTTCTGGAACTGGTTTAAACGCTGGTACATTAACTGCCAACCCGACGAATGCTACTATTGGTTCGCAACCTTATCTACGTCAGGTTAGAGTTTCCCCAACATCTAACATACTGAAGAATTTGTTGGTAATTAATGCTCGCCCATCATCAGGAACTAACAGCGCTCCATTACTAGCAACTCAACCAAATACATACACTGTTACGCAAAACGTGGACTTGGCAAAAACAATTCCTTTGTTGTCAGTTCGTTTGGCTCCATCAGTAGATAACGGTATCCCAGGAGTACTTGGTGCTCGTGAGATTATTAACCGCATGCAATTGAACTTAAAGGCACTTGATGTATTGTCTACGCATGAGGTTGAAGTTTCTCTGGTACTTAACGCTGACTTGGATAACTTAGATTGGAAACGTGTCACAACCCCATCATTGTCTCAGGTTGTTTACCATAACATCGCTGATACGATCGACCAAGGTTCTACCATCTTTACATTCCGTGTGCCACCTGGAACTACAAACAGCACTCCAGCTAACCAACGTGCTCAGTCATTGACAACAATTGACTTGCGTGAGATTACCACTATGGGTAATGCGATTATGGGTGGTAACGGTGTGTTCCCAGACGGTCCAGACGTGTTGACTCTACGTCTACGTTACATCGGTTTGACTGGTGACGTTAGCGCAACTTCACAGTTTGTTACATCATGCCGTTTGTCATGGACTGAATCACAGGCTTAAGGAAAACAAAATGGCTGCTGTTATATCTAGAGAAGGTCTAAAGGAATACTGCCTTAGAGAACTGGGTGCTCCAGTTCTTGAAATCAACGTGGACGAGGATCAACTCGAAGATCGCATTGATGAGGCAGTAGAATACTTTCGTATCTATCACCATGAAGGTACTGAGAAGATTTATCTAAAGCATCAGGTAACACAAACTGATATCACTAATCAGTACGTTCCTATTCCAGATTTGGTGTACGGTGTTACTCGTGTATTACCTATTGTTGCTGCTACTTCTTCTTCAAACAGTATCTTTGACTTGCAATATCAATTGCGTTTGAACGACTTGTATGATTTGACCAGCACTTCAGTTATCTACTACGAATCAGTGATGAATCACTTGGCTCTACTAGACTTGGTGTTAAACGGTCATCCATTATATCGTTTCAATAGATTACAAGGTCGTTTACACCTAGACATTAACTGGCGTGAAGACATTACTGTTGGTCAATTTATTTTAGTAGAAGCATACCGTGCACTCGACCCAACTACGTTTACTCGTATGTGGGGCGAGCCATGGTTAAAGCATTATACAACTGCATTGTTCAAGAAACAATGGGGTACAAACCTAAAGAAATTCCAAGGGCTACAACTTCCAGGTGGAGTTACCATTGATGGTGATTCTATCTACAAAGAAGGTAGAGAAGAACAGGCAGAGCTAGAGCAAGATCTTCTAAATAAGTCAGCACCTCTAGATTTCTTCATGGGATAATATGGCACGCAATGTCTACTTCAGCCACGGAACTAAAAACGAACAGTATCTTCTTGAAGATTTGATCGTTGAGTCGTTGTCCATTTACGGACAAGACATGTATTATATTCCAAGAACACTTTTTGCTAAGGATGAGATCCTTGGCGAAGATAGACTAAGCAAATTTAAAAGCGCATATCCTATCGAGATGTACTTTGATAACGTAACTGACTACGCTGGACAAGGTAACTTTATTCAGAAGTTTGGTTTGTTCAATGAAACATCAGCTACGTTCACTGTTGCACGTAGACGTTGGGAACAACTTGTTGGTCGATTTGGACAAACTATTATTCCTACTCGCCCATGCGAAGGCGACTTACTTTACTTCCCGCTAACTAAGCATCTGTTTGAAATTAAATTCACAGACCACTTAGATCCATTCTATCAGTTGGGTAAGTTGTATATCTACAAGTTGCAAGTAGAACTATTCCAGTACTCTTCAGAAGATATCTCCACTGGTATTCCAGATATTGATTTGTTCGAAGACCTAAAGTCTTATGGTGAGTTTGGCTTGCTGTTGGAAACTGGTGATAAAATGCTTGGACAAAACGGATTACCTCTTGGTGGTAGCTACGGTACGGATGAGTCTACTTCTTATGGCGATAATATGAAATTTAAGGCTGAGGCTAAGGCAATAAACTTCTCCGCTAACAATCCATTCGGAGATTAATAATGCTACCAGATCAAACATTTTATCATAGCGTGTTAAGAAAGACTATCGTTGCATTTGGTAGTCTATTCAGCAATATTAAAATTGAAAGAACAACGCAATCTGAAGGTGGGTCTGGTGGTCCACCTGAAACAGTGGTTCAAACTATTGATGTTCCTATTGCATATGCTCCAAAAGAAAAATGGCTAGTTCGTCTTGACTCCGATCCAACTTTAGAGAACAACGTCTATGGTGTGTTTCCCAGACTTTCCTTTGAAATCACTGGCTTAAACTACGACCCATCCCGTAAGGTTAGCAGACTAAACAAAATGGTTTGCGTGGGAACAGATTCAACAAGAGAACAGATGATGGCACCTGTTCCTTACAACATAGACATAAGTCTCTATGTTATTTCTAAAACACAAGAAGACTGTTTGCAAATCGTTGAACAGATTTTCCCGTACTTCACTCCAGATTTTACCGTATCTATTACTGTCGTTCCAGAGATGAATGTTCAGCAAGACATTCCTATTATTTTAAATAGCGTAAACATTCAAGACGATTACGATGGCGACTTTCAACAACGTAGGTTTGTGACATACACATTAAACTTTACCTTAAAGGTAAACATGTTTGGTCCAGTTTCTGGTAGCGGTATTGTTAATAAAGTTATAGTTAACACTATTAACCCAGACACTGGTACGGTATTCACTTCTTACAGCGCAGAGCAAACTGTACCAACAATTCCTGTAGTTGAAGGTTGGTTAGATAGCTAATGGCAAAAACTGAAAATTATAATTCCAACGCCAGCTTAAAAGCAGTTGGTGTTAAGGTAGAATTCACTGAAGATAACATCAAGGAATACTTGAAGTGTAAGGACGACCCTACTTACTTTATTGATAACTACTGTATGATTGTTACACTTGATCATGGTATTCAACCATTCAAGTTGTATGATTGTCAGAAAGAAAAGATTGACGTCATTCATAACAACCGTAAGGTTATCATTATGGAAGGTCGTCAGCAGGGTAAGACAACTACCGCTGCAGCTTATATCCTTTGGTATACTGTGTTCCAGGCAGATAAGACTGTGGCGATTCTAGCCAACAAAGCAACAACTTCAAGAGAAATTCTTTCTCGTTACCAATCAATGTATGAGGCTCTTCCATTGTGGATGCAGCAAGGTATTAAAGTATGGAACAAAGGTGACGTTGAACTTGAAAACGGTTCCAAGGTATTTACTGCAGCTACAACTGCTTCTGGTATTCGTGGTAAGTCCGTCAACATGTTGTATATTGACGAAGCTGCGATTATCCCGAACCAAGTTGCAGAAGCATTCTTCACTTCTATCTTCCCAGTTATCTCTGCTGGTCAAACCACCAAGATTCTTATTACCTCAACTCCACTTGGTTACAACCACTTCTGGAAGTTTTGGAATGATGCTGAGCAGAAGATTAATGACTTTGTTGCACACTTCATCCCTTATTGGAAAATCCCTGGACGTGATGCTAAGTGGGCTGAAGAACAGAAACGTCAGTTGGGCGAGTTGAAGTACAACCAAGAAGTCTTGTGTAAGTTTCTTGGTTCTAGCCTGACGCTAATTAGCTCAGACGTCATTGCTCAGATGTCTCCAGTGCCGCCTATATATAAGAAGGATGGATTAGATATCTTCACAAAACCTTTGAAGAATCATACCTATGTTCTCGTAGCTGATACTTCGCAAGGTTTAGATGGAGACTTTAGCGCATTTACTATTGTTGATATTACCAAAACCCCATATACAATTAGTGCTAAATATAGAAGTAACAAGATTAGCCCACTCCTGTATCCCAACATGATTGAGCGAGTCGCCAAAGATTTTAATAGTGCTTATGTACTAATTGAAGTTAACTCGGATCCGCAAGTAGCTGATATCCTGTACTCTGAACTTGAATATGAAAACATCCTATTCGTGAACAGAAATGCTCAAGGACAAACTGTTAGCGGTGGCTTCGGTGGTGGAAGAACTCATTATGGAGTGACCACCGATAAACGAGTGAAAAGAATTGGATGTTCAGTGTTTAAGAGTCTAGTCGAAGAGCAAAAACTCATTATTACTGACGCTGATATTATTTCAGAAATATCTACCTTTATTGAAAGGCGAAATTCTTTCGCTGCCGATGAAGGATATTTTGATGATTGTGTCATGACACTGGTATTGTTCTCTTGGTTGTCCACTCAGTCGTATTTTAAAGATTTGAATGATGTTAACCTAAGAAAAGTAATGTATGAAAACCAGATGAAAGCGATAGAAGACGAATTGACACCCTTTGGGTTCTATAACGATGGGTCGTCAGAAGATGAACAACCGTTGCTAAACTTCTAAAATCTAGAAAACCATAAATAAAGTAGTATGAAGTTTATGCTCTTCAGCACAAAAATAACATGTAATAAGGAGAATTACAATGCCTTTCCAACTTAGTCCAGGAGTTGCAGTTGTAGAGAAAGATTTCTCTTCAATTGTCCCAGCAGTTTCTACCTCCGCAGGTGCCTTTGCAGGTGCTTTTGCGTGGGGTCCAGTTCTTGATCCAGTACAGATTTCTTCCGAGAATCAACTAGCAGAAAGATATGGAATACCAAACGACAGTAACTTTATGTCGTTCTTTACTGCTGCAAACTTCCTTTCTTACACAAACAATCTATTGGTCACTCGTACCGATGCCCCTAACCTAAAGAACGCTGTTGCAACTCAGACTGGTTCTGTTGTAGTTACTATCACTGGAGGCTCCCAAGGCGCTGGATATGAAACTGCACCAACAATCACTCTAAGCGCACCAAGTGATGCTGGCGGTGTTCAGGCTACAGGAACAACAGTTCCTTTAGAAACTCTTGGTACTATCAAGAGTATTGCTGTCCCAGCTGGTGGCGGTGGCGCTGGTTATACTACTGCACCAACTATTACGCTAAACAACGTTGGCACTGGTGCTGGTCTATCAGTTACAGCTACTGTTTCTGGTGGTGCAATCACTGCATACACAGTTTCAGGAACTTCTAACCAGCAGTACCCAGCTGGTGTAACATTAACTATCACCCCAGCAGGTGGCGATACTATTACCACTCCTGCTACATATACAATCGTTCGTAGCTGCAAACTACAGACTGGCGCAGTAACTCTTACAGCTGCTGGTACTGGTTATACTACTGCTACAGCGACTCTCACTGGCGGTAATCCAACTACTCCAGCTGTTCCAGTTGTTACAGTTGCAATTGCTGGTATTAAAATTAAAAATGGTCAAACCTACCAAAACTCTTTCTCTGGTGGACAAGGTGTTACTGGTCCATGGGCAGCTAAATTCCCAGGTACACTAGGTAATGCTATTAGAGTTTCTGTCGCTGACTCTGCTTCTTTCGAAACATGGGCTTATAAAGCTGAATTTGATAGTGCTCCTGGCACTTCTCCAGCTGCTAGAGCTGCAGGTAAGAACGCTGCTCTAGATGAGATGCACATTATCGTTATTGATGCTACTGGCGCATGGACTGGAACTACTAATACTGTTCTAGAAAAGTTCGCATACGTTTCTAAGGCAGCTGGCGCTAAACGTGTTGACGGTTCTAACGTATACTACAAAGATGTGATTAACACTAATTCTAAGTATCTATGGTGGACTGATCATGTTGCAGCTACTGGCGGTAACGCATTGGGTTCATCTTTTGTCAACATGACACAAGCTGCATTCTCTACGCTTGCTACTGCTTACACCGTGCAACTTTCTGGTGGTGTTGACGATTATAGCTTTACTGATGCTCAGGCTCAAGAAGGTTACGCTCTATACAAGAATGATGAAGTGTATGACATTTCGTTAATTCCAATGGGTGCAGCTCCTGCAGCTACAGTTATTTGGGCAATGACAAACTTGGTTGGTTTTGACTCTGCTGGTGCTCGTAAGGACGCTATCGTGTTCTGCTCACCTCAAGATTCACTAGGTGGTGTTATCACTTCCCAGTCTTCAACTGCTATTGCTGATACAATTGCTTACCGTAATGCTCTTCCAAGCACTAGCTTCGGTGTAATGGATTCTGGTTACAAATACCAATATGACCGTTACAACGATAAATACCGTTTCGTTCCAATGAACGGCGATATCGCTGGTCTATGTGCTCGTACTGATTACACTGCAGACCCATGGTACTCTCCAGGTGGTTTCGCTCGTGGTCAAATCAAGAACGTAATCAAACTAGCTGTTACTCCAGATAAAACAGAACGTGACTTATTGTACAAAGCTGGTATTAACCCAGTTGTTACATTCCCAGGTCAAGGTACTGTGATGTTCGGCGACAAGACTCTATTGGCAAACCCAAGCGCATTTGATCGTATCAACGTTCGTCGTTTGTTCATTGTTCTAGAGAAGTCTATCGCTACAGCAGCTAAGTTCCAGTTGTTCGAATTTAACGATGGCTTTACTCGTGCTCAGTTCCGTAATTTAATTGAGCCGTTCCTACGTGACGTTCAAGGTCGTCGTGGTATTGTTGACTTCCGTGTGAAGTGCGACGAAACAAACAACACTGGCGAGGTTATTGATCGCAACGAATTTGCTGCCGATATTTTCGTTAAACCAAACCGTTCTATCAACTTCATCACATTGACATTCGTAGCTGCTCGCTCCTCTGTTAACTTCGATGAAATTGGCGGATAAATATAACAAGAATAAGACAGGAGATTTAAATGGCAAATATTTCTGATTTCAAAGCCAACCTAGCGGGTGGTGGTGCTCGTGCCAACCAATTCCGTGTTGCGTTGTCTTTTCCAGGCTATGTGACTGGTGGAGTTGTAACTGGAGTGCAAGCGCAGTTCCTTTGCAAGTCTGCTCAGCTTCCAGGTTCTACCGTTGAAAACATCCCAGTGAACTATCGTGGTCGTGTTGTTAACGTCGCAGGTGAGCGTACATTCCAACCATGGTCTATTACGATTCTTAACGACACTAACTTCGGTATCCGTAATGCATTGGAACAATGGCAAAACGGTGTACAGAACTACAATAGCACATTGGGTCGTGTGAACCCACGTGACTATCAGGTTGACCTAGCAGTCTATCAACTAGACCGTAATGGCGCAACTATTAAAGAGTATAAGTTTGTTGATGCTTACCCAGTAAGCATTGGCGCAATTGAACTTAGCTACGATACAACAAACGCAATTGAAGAATTTACATGTGAATTCCAATACAACTACTTCACTTCCAATACTGGTGGTGCTGGCGGTGCATTCGGTATTAACACTACAATTAATACACCAATCGGTTCATTCCCGATTTAATTTTGACTTGAGGATATAGTATGGCTGATTTGTTTGGTTTCGAGATAAGACGTAAAGAAAAGAAGGAAGTGGCGACACCAGTCGCCCCTCCTATTGATGATGGATCCACAGTCGTTAACAGTGCCGCAGCTTACTACGGTATGGTTCTCGATATGGATTCTATTATCAAGAATGAAAATGATTTGATCAAGCGTTATCGTGAGATCGCTCATTACCCAGACGTTGACAGCGCAGTTGAAGATATTGTAAACGAAGCAATTGTTGCAGATGAAAACAAGGCACCAGTGGATATCATCTTAGATGATTTGAAGGTATCTGCTGGTATCAAGAATAAAATTAAAGATGAGTTCAATTATATTTTGAACTTGTTGGATTTTGATTATAAAGCACATGATATCTTTCGTACTTGGTACATTGATGGTCGTTTGTTTTATCATATAATGATCGACCCTCAGAATATCAAACAAGGTATTCAAGAGTTACGTTATATCGATCCTAGAAAGATCCGTAGAATCAAAAATGTAAAGCGTGAGAAAAACGCTACTGGTGTTGAAGTTATTGTTGGTACTGATGAGTACTATCTTTACAATGACAAGGGCATTACTCAGAACACTTTACAAGGCATTAAGATGCCTATTGACTCTATTATCTTTTGTGGTACTGGCAACGTAGATGCTAATACTGGTATGGCGTTGAGCTTCTTGCATAAAGCAATTAAGCCAACTAATCAGTTGAAGTTGATTGAAGACTCTATGGTTATCTACCGTATTAGTAGAGCACCAGAGCGTAGAATTTTTTACATTGACGTTGGTAACTTACCTAAGATTCGTGCCGAGCAATACGTCAATGACATTATGAATAAGTTCCGTAACAAAGTGCAGTATGATGCTGCTACTGGTGAGGTTCGTGATGATCGTAAACATATGTCAATGCTTGAAGATTTCTGGATGCCTCGTCGTGAGGGTGGTAAGGGTACTGAAATTACTACACTTCCAGGTGGTACTAACCTTGGAGAGATTCAAGATATTGAATACTTCCAGCGTAAGTTATACCAAGCATTGAATGTTCCTATTTCTAGAATGCAATCAGATAATGGTTTTAATCTAGGTAAGACGAGCGAAATTACAAGAGACGAAGTTAAGTTTAACAAGTTCATTCAACGTATCCGTAGACGTTTTACTACTCTATTCCTTGATGCGTTAAGAGTACAACTTGTTGCAAAAGGTATTATCAATATTGATGAGTGGGACGATATGGAAAGGTTGATTAAGTTCAGCTACCATAAAGATAACTACTTCTCTGAATTGAAAGATGCTGAAATTCTTTCTAATAGAGTTAACCTGTTGACCGTTATGGAACAAGGTGGCTTTGTTGGTAAGTACTACTCTAAAGAGTGGGTTAAGAAGAATATCCTTATGCAATCTGAAGACGATATCAATGAGAATCGTGAGCAGATGGAAGCTGAGAAGGAAGAGTCTGTTGGTGAAGCGCAACATGCTGGTATGATACAAGGTGTACAACAAGCATGGGCAGCTGGACAAGCTGAACCTGAACCAGAGGAAGAAGAAGAATCTCAACCAAGTGGAGTTAATAAATGAGTACAATTGATCTAATTAATGCAATCGATGCTGGCGACTCTGAAGCCATCGAAAAGAATTTTCAAGAGCTAATGGCAGATCGTGTATCTGCAAAACTAGATGATAAGAGAACTGAACTTGCGCAGAGCATGTTCAATACTCCAGAAGTAATCGAAGACGAAACTGTTACAGAAGAATAATGAACTACACAGCGCTAAACAAAAAAGTTAATGACATCGTTAGCGGTGCCGACTTAGTAGAGCAGACTCATTTCTTTGGGTCTGTTCTAGCGCTGTCCTCCGAAGGTAAAGTATACATCGATAATTATTTGACAGAGTTCGAAAGTTTAGATGAGGCGAGGTCT